AACTAACTTAGGTGGAGCTATTGTCGGAGGACGTAGTAACTGTGCTACAGGAAGTAGAAGTTTTATTGGAGGTGGAGAAAATAATTGCACCGAGTGTGGATGTTCAGTAGTTGTCGGTGGTAGTAATAATAATGCTACAGCTAATTGCGCATACATTGGAGGAGGAGCTAGTAATACTGTTAATAGTTCCAATCTCGGTACTATAGGAGGAGGCCAACAAAACGCTATATGTGATGGTAATCATAGCTTTGTAGGAGGAGGTACAGCTAACAACGTGCAGGGTAATTGTAGCATTCTTGTAGGTGGTTTTTGTAACTGTGCTACTGTGGAATATGGTGTTATCGGAGGAGGTGGCTCTAATACTATTTCAGGAAACGCTGACTATAGTTCAGTAGTAGGAGGCCGTTGCAATACAGTTGATAGTAATTCTAGTAATGCTTTTATTGGAGGGGGTCGTGGTAATTGCTCTACTGTTTGTTACGCAACTATAGTGGGTGGTGAAGATAATTGCATTACTGGTATATATTCTAGCGTTGGAGGCGGAAATTCTAATACTGTTGATAGTGGAAGTTATACAGTAATTGCAGGTGGTTGTAATAATAGAACTTGTGCTAATTGTTTTGCATTTATTTTTGGTAAAAATAATTGTCTATCACATAATGATGCTGCTATAATTGGGAGTGATCTTGATTCAGTAGCTGCAGAAACGTTACATGCAAAGTGTTTATATTTAAGTGCTGGGGCTTTACCAACAAGCGATCCTTCTGTAGCAGGAATTGTATGGAGAGATGGTACAGATTTAAAAATATCTGTTGGATAGTATTGACTTCTCTAGTTAAATATATAAATTAAATATATGGCATCAACAGTTTTCCACATCGAAGGAGGTATAGGTAAAAACATCGCTGCTACGGCTGTAGTAGCTACCTATAAAAAAGCTAAACCAGAGCGAAATATTATTGTAGTATCTGCTTGGCCAGAAGTTTGGACTCGTAATCCAGATGTTGCTCGGTTTTATCTAATAGGTAATACACCTTATTTTTATCAGGATGTTATTAAAGATAAAGATGTTGAGATTTATATGCAAGACCCATATAAGCAGACATCACATATTAGTAAAAAGTCACACCTCATTAGTACATGGTGTAAGATGATTGGGATTAAGTATGAAGGTGAGCCCTTAAAATTGGATTTCAATATTCGAGAAATTGAAGAGGGTGCTGCATATATGAATCAATTTAATGACGGTCAAAAGCCTATGTTGCTATTTCAACCATATGGAGGACCAGGACCAGATCACCAACAGCATCCATACTCATGGACGAGAGATATGCACCCTACACAAGCACAGGCTGTTGTAGATAAATTAGCTGATAAATTTAATATTGTTCATGTGTGTTATGAGTTTCATCCTCAACTGAACAATGTTCATAGGTTCGATAAAATGATAGGAAAGAAAGCATTGTTTAGTATGGTAGCTCATTCAAGTAAGCGTATCTTTATTGACTCTTCTCTTCAGCATGCAGCTGCTGCATTAAACTTACCCTCTACTGTTGCTTGGGTAGCTACTCAACCAAAGATATTTGGATATAAGTTGCATAATAACTTTGCTCCTAAAGTTGAATACGCTAAAGGTACTGTTGATTCATACTTGTATGATTACGACTTTACCGGTGTAATCCATCAATGTCCTTATACTAGCTTAGAAGAGCTGCATGATGTGGATGCAATAGTAAAAAGCGTTCTTACTTAGTAATATGATCCATAGATATCAGTATCATTGATATCCATATCCATTACTTGATCTTTTGATACATCATCAATATTGTATGGGTCATCTGGATTTGCATAAGTCTTACCATCAGATGATACTTGATCAGCAAGCGTGGTGGATAATATACCACTAAAGGAATTGTCGTAAATTTGCTCATTGACTGGCTCGCTACATAATCCACTCTGGAACGAGTAATCAAATCTCTTACCTCTTAATCTATATACATAATGTCCGAGAATAGGATTAAGAGCTGACATATCTTGCTCCATTCTTTCTGTTACTTGATACATTACAGTGCCTCTGCCATTAGGTCTATCGCATCCTAAAACTTTTAAGCTTATAACGTCCCCTGCTTTAGGTTCTATTGACTGCCCTACTTCAGCATAATCAAAATAAGCTGATGCAGCTGAGTGAAATGTACTAATATGTACATAACCAGTAAATTCATCACCAGGGTCAAAACCAAACTTAGATAACTGCAACGCATCATCTGAGAGTTCAACATACATTTGCATTCCAAGAGCTCCTTTGAACTCACCAAACCCTGTTGATAGATCACTAGAGCCCCAATCAGTACCATAGAGCAGATCTGCTGCTGATAAATTAAAAGTATTAATATAGTAATCTATAGGTATACCATAGTTGTTTATGAGATCATTAAATGCTTGATCATATACTAATTGCTCTGCTTGTAAGTTAGAAGGATTAACAAACTTACCACATTGAGGTATAGCAGTAGCTGCTAATACTTCATCTGGCTTGCAGTTAATTCTATTCTCATTACATACAGACATATTCTTAATTCTTTCTCTTTAACATACCACAATGGTTACCTTCTTCATCTTCAAACATTTCAACTTCAACACCAGAGTTACCTAAGCTTTTAGATATTCCTGGAGCATAGTCGACTTGATATACATTTAACGTATCATGCAATGGGGCGCCCATTAACTTTATTTGATGTGCACCGCCGTTAAGTAAATTTCTTACATGAGGACATTCATGACTATATTGTTTTGGTACAGTGTTAAGATGCTTCTTAGCTAATCCTACTCTGTTAATATTTTTACCTGTTCTCATATGAGGATTAAGTAATTCTTCTCCTTGATAGTATTCGAAAAAGGTTTTGAAGTTTTCCATATAAATTTTGTCATAAGATCTAGAGATAATATCAATGAGATCACCTATAACCTCCGTGTTACGTAATACTTTAAATGCTAAGTTTTCTATACTAAATTCACCTTCTCTCTCCAAGCCGCTCTTTCTCATATTAGAGATCTTTTTCTTTAGTTGATTAGCACAGTCATGAAGATCTTTAGCTGATCTACCCTTTACATCTAAGACTCTCTCCTTTAACACTCTTACATCATCCTCTATTGTTTTAGCTTTCTTATAAACATCTCTTTCGTCTATAGTCGGAGGATCATATGAAGGCTCGGTAATCCATTCATCATTTAAAAGAGAATACAAACCTGAAGCTACATGAGGCTCATCTTTATCCTGCATATACATCTCTACTCCATGATCTCTTAAACTAATGTTATGTCTAAGATTCCAAACAAAGCGCTGGCCATCTAAGGCTTTTTTAACAAGATCTTCGTCTTCGTTTATATCTTTAAAATCAATTAATACATGTACATCAAGATCAGAATAATCATTGTAATTGTAATTACTATTACTACCCGTTAATGTTACATCATATATTTCTACACCATCTAGATCAAGCTTATCAATGAAATCATTAGTTATAGACAAAAGTTTTTCTCTAATGTCTGGATTAAATTTATTATCTTCAGACCAAAACTTTTTGTTTAGAGTTTTGTTGTAGAACTTCACACTTATATTTATTAAAAAAGCCCGAAGAGGCGTACTCTACGGGCTTTTAAATTTGAATTTGGTTAATATTTGAGCGACTTAATTTTCAAAAGCGTTCTTACCTACGGGCAGCTTACCTACTTTGTTGTTCTTGCCCATGTCTACTGTATGGTTAAGAGTAGAACCAGCATCAACACCGTAGCCTCCACCGTCTTTATCTTTAGCAGCACCAGTTGGCTTTAAGTTACCAACCTTATTTTTACCACCTTGTCCGTAATCAACTGCATGCTTAAGAGTAGAACCAGCATCGATTCCATAACCTCCACCGTCTTTCATGGCCGCCTCTTCGTCCTCTTCGAACTCAGTGTCGGTTACCTCTTCAACGTCTACATCCACATCAACTTCAACTTCTTGTTGAGCTAATGCTGTTTGTAAGATATCGCAAAGTGATTGTGCTAGTTCACCGGGAATGGAAACTGTGATCTCTTCTGGAACATCATCAACTTCGACATCAGTCTCAGTTTCAATTCCTAAAGCTTCAAGTTCAGTAACATCTTCAGCATCTTCGCCAAAGTTTTCGTTAACCATTACCTTGTTATAAAGTTTATCAAATACAGAAGTCTTGCTCATAAAATTATTTAGGCCATCGCGTGCAATTTTCTCGTGTTCTTCCAAAAATTCTTCATCTTCTTCGTCATCTTTACCCTTTTTACCCTTCTTTTTATCTTTCAGAGCTTTTTCCATTGACTCATCTGTATCTCCATCTCCATCTACATCTGGATAATCAGGTCTTTTTTCTTCTTCATCTTCTTCAGGTCCAACTATACCAGAATAAGGCACCTGGTCATATTCAGGTCCTGTAGGCTTTGGTTCGTTACAATCACCAGGATTATTGCCATCGCCATAAGTATATCCTTTTATATTGTAGATATTATCTTTTTTATCTTTATCTGACATCTTTGTAATATCTACTTGAGCTGGTCTAAAGCCACCTTTTTCTTCTGGACCGCCTGCAACTAATGGAGCTGAACCTATTTGACCAGGAGGGACAGAGTCTTCAGTTATTACCTTATTGAATACATCTTTATATGCTTCACCTAAATTAAACAAGTCTTTCTTTTTTGACATGTAATTATTTATGCTCTTAGATAAATATTTCCGTGGCTGCCAAGGATAATATGTTCTATATGGGTAATAAAAACTTACCCAATGTAAATTGGAAAGGTGAATACACTAAACAACAAGTAAAAGATCTTAAGAAAGCTAGTAGTAATATACTATATTTTGCAGAGAATTTCTTTCATATTGTTAATCTAGATAGAGGTAAAGAAAAAATTCAATTATACAAACCTCAAAAAAGAGCTCTTAGAAAAATGAGAGATAATAGATTCTTTTGTTTATTAGCTTCAAGACAGATTGGTAAGTCTACAATGATGACTATCTATATTCTATGGCAAGCATGCTTTAATAATGATCAGCGTATCTTATTAGTAGCGAACAAAGAAGCTACCGCTATTGAGATATTTCAGAGAGTTAGAATGGCGTATGAAGAATTACCAAACTGGCTTAAACCACCAGTAAAAGAATATGCTAAGACTTCTATGACATTAGAGAATGGAAGTAGAATAGGTATCACTACTACGACTGGTACAGCTGCTCGTGGTCAATCTGTAAACTGTTTAGTCATTGATGAGATGGCTTTTATTGAACCTCATTTAGTAGAAGAGTTTTGGAAGTCAGTCTTTCCTATTATTACTTCTTCAAAAAAATCTAAAGTGTTTGTTTGCTCTACATCAAACGGCACTGATAACTTATTCTATAAATTATACCATGGAGCAATTGAGGGTGAAAATGGATGGGCACATGATAAGATAAAGTGGGATGAGATTCCAGGTAGAGATCAAGCCTGGGCTCAAGCAACTAAAACAGCAATTGGTTCTGCGGATGCTTGGTTACAAGAGTTTGAATGTGAGTTTATTCATTCAGGTGAATCTACTTTAGATGACGAGCTATTTGAAGAGATGATGTCAAAAGTATCTGAACCTAAGATTATTCTAGATGAAGGTCATTATAAGATATGGGAAGAGCCTGATGAAGCTAAGCTGTACGTAGCAGGAGTAGATATATCAGAGGGTGTAGGAGTAGACTCTTCTGTAGTACAAATTTTAGACATTACTGATATTAAAGATATTAAACAAGTGGCTATCTATAGAAACAATAAGATCCCACCTTTAGAGTTTACTAATAGATTATACAAATTATTACGT